AAAGTTCAAAAGAAGTTGCAGAATATGCAGATAGCATACTTGACAAAGGCGGAGTTATCCGATATACTAATTTTGTACACATTGACATACGCGAAAACAAATACAGAAAGGGGGTATAAAATGGCACTTATCAGCATTAAAGACGTCAAACAGGCAATCCGCATCATGATGCAGATTCTGGAAAAGCTTGACGAAATCTATCATGCACTGCACGATAGCACCAACGAAAACGAAAAGGAGTAAAGCCATGATGCACAAAACATGGAATATACGTGACCAGACCAGAGAAACACTGGAAAATCTGCTCGAACGAAAATACAAAGAAATCGATAACAATTACAAAATGCTTAAAAAAGTGTCAAACAAAGAGGACGCAACTAGACTAGTAAACGAAATTTGGCAAATGAAAAGCTTTGTAAGCGACATCGAATTAGAACTAATGCGAAGGGAGTATAACAATGGCACAGCATCGTAAGGTAATGAGCAGCAAAAAAGACCGCCATTTGTTCAACGTAACCGCACGAAAGACCAAAACTATCAACCTTAGTCAGAAACCTATGCGCGGTGGAATCCGGCTGTAAAAAAGGAGAGTAAAAATCATGAAACATGAATATTTTGGCCTGTGGGATAGCGTAGCAAAGTGCTATGCATGGGTAGGCGAGAGCAAAAACAGCGCAACGTTTGCACGTATGTGCAATGTAATGGCGAAGGATGAAAAAACGTTTGTCGGACAGGCACCGGGCGACTACACCGGCTTCAAACTGGCAGTGTTCGAAGATGAACTTGGCACGTTCACGAACGACACAGAGAAGGTATGGGAGGGCAAGCCGCATGAATAAACGATATGAAGAAGGGCGAGAGCCCTTCTTTTCTGAATCGGGCGAAAAAAAGCGAAAACAATACATCTGGACGAAAGACGAAAAAGGTCAAGAAGTACTGCAAGAAACAGCACCAATCGACATCCAGCAAGAAATTGAAAGCTATGCAGACGAATGCGATATCAAAAACATCGTAAGAAAGGCAAGTTTCGACCCACAGCTTCTAAAAAGTCTGTCACAGGGAGCACTAAACGGAACAGAAGTGGATATCACAGAATTTCCGCAGAACATTCACGAGTATCATCGCATGATTGCGACCGCACAAGCAAACGCGATGAAGCTTGAAGAACTGCAAAAAATGGCAGCAGAAAAAGAAAAAGCAGAACCTGAAGCAGAACCTGAAGCAAAGGAGGAAGAAAAGTGAATCGAAACAACGAACGACACTTCAACCAAATCCCAGAAATAAAAGCAAGTCGAACACGATTCAACCGTGACCAGACTATTCTCACAACGTTCGATTCTGGCAAGCTTATTCCGTTCTATGTAGACGAAGTATTACCGGGCGATACCTTCAACGTGAATACAAGCGCAATCATTCGAATGACCACGCCGAAGTATCCAGTGATGGATGACGCATTTATCGACTTTTACTATTTCTATTGTCCAAACAGGATCTTATGGGAGGACTTCAAAAAATTCATGGGAGAAGTAGAGACAAAACCATGGATGCCAGAAGACGTAAAAGCAGTACCACAAATTGAAATCAGAGGAAGAGAAGGAAGCCCACTCCCGGAAGAAAAGAGTGTACTCGACTACATGGGAGTGCCAACAAAAATTAAAAACACATTCTACATTAATGCACTGCCAATCAGAGCATATGTAATGATCTGGAACGAGTTTTTCAGAGACGAGAACGTAGAAAATGCAGCAGTATGGAGAGACGAAAGCGTAAACATTACATACAAAAAGTATAAAGAGGAAGAAGAAACAGTAGAAAAATGTCTGGAAACAGCAATCACGGGAGGAAACCTGCTACCGGTAAACAAGTTCCACGACTACTTTACCAGCTGCCTACCGTATCCTCAGCGCGGGCCGGACGTAACGCTACCAATGACAGGCAACGCAAGCATAGGACTGTACGACGCAGAAGACGAAAAGAAAAAAGGCCTATTGTGGGGAAACGGAACGGAAAGCGCATCGTATTACATGGCAAACGACACAAACGGCGAACTGAAAATAAACGGATCAACCACAAGACAAGGAACAATAGTATCAACGGCATACCTAAAAACCGACCTATCCACGGTAAGCGCGGCAACCGTCAACAGCTTGCGTAAAGCCGTGGCGGTACAACAGTACTACGAGGCACTGGCACGAGGCGGTAGCAGATACCGCGAACAGGTAAAAGCACTGTGGGACGTGGTAATCTCTGATAAAACCGTACAAGTGCCGGAATATCTGGGCGGTGGCAGATACCATGTGAACATCAACCAAATCGTGCAGACAAGCGGACAGCAGACAAACAACGATACGCCAATCGGCGAAACCGGTGCAATGTCAATAACGCCAATCAACGAAAGCAGTTTTACCAAATCATTTGAAGAGCATGGTTTCGTAATTGGTGTCTGTTGCGTACGACACAATCACAGTTATCAGCAAGGCTTGGAACGTTTCTGGAGTCGAAGAGACAGACTTGACTACTATGTGCCGCAGTTTGCAAATCTTGGCGAACAGCCAGTAAAAAAGAAAGAAATCATGCTTACAGCCACGGAAAGCGATGAAGAAACATTCGGCTACCAAGAAGCTTGGGCAGACTACAGGATGAAGCCGAACCGAGTATCCGGACTCATGCGAAGCAATGCAACAGGCACGTTGGATTTCTGGCATTATGCCGATAAATATTCAACCGTGCCAACACTATCACAGGAATGGATGTCAGAAGGAAAGACAGAAATCGCACGAACGTTAATTGTACAAAGCGAGCCGCAATTTTTCGGCGCAATCCGCGTAGCAAACAAAACCACAAGACGGATGCCGTTATACAGTGTACCGGGCTTGTACAAACTGTAAGAAAGGAGGAAGCCCGGAGAAATCCGGGCTATTTTTTAAATGAGTGCAATATCAGGATTCTTAACAGCACTAAACGTAGCGGGAAACGTGGCAAATACTGTCGGAACAATCGCCGGAGCAGCAAAAAACATTGCTGGAGCTTTTGGTGGATACGGACAGACAGGCAATAGCCAAAGCAGCGGAGGCAGCGTAAGCCAAGGCGGTGGACACTCGGAAAGTGGAAGCCAGGCAGGAACGAACATACAGCAAGTTAATGACTGGCTTAAACAGGCATACGCATACCAAGGACAAGAAGCCACCATGCAAAGCAAGTACAACAGTCAAAGTATGCTTAAACAGATGGGTTACAACACCTTACAAGCAATCATGCAAGGCGTATACAACCACATTGAAAACAACGTAGCAATGAACTACAACAGTGCAGAAGCACTAGCAAACCGCGAATGGCAAGAGCACATGAGCAATACAAGCTATCAACGTGCCGTAGAGGACATGAAAAAGGCAGGGCTTAATCCAATCTTAGCATTCGCAAATGGTGGCGCAAGCACACCAGGAGGAAGCGCGGGAACAATCAGCGGTGCGAGTATGGGGCTTGCAAGCAGCAGCGCACTAGGCGTAAGCCGAAGCGGTGGATTTGTACCAAATGCATACTCAAGTTCAAGCTGGAGTAAAAGTGACTGGTACAACGCTGCAGAGAGCTGGCAACAGATGCTAAGTAGCACACACATGACACCATACGGACTGCAAAAAGCACTTACAGAAGTCGGAAGCGGCACAGACAAAGCAATCGAAAAAGCAACAGAAAAAACGGAAAAAGCCACAGAACAAAGCAGAAGCATGAAACCACAAAACAAAACAGGGTCATACGGAGAAAAAAGAAAGCCAGGCGATTATTTGAGATGAGTTGTTACAAGCCATTAATAAGGCTGTACAACCCGGAAAACAAAAACATAAGCGGACGAGTGTATTCACTTGCCCGCTTTTCTGAAATATGCGGGAAACAGCTCAAGTATGAAGATTTGATGTTTAGAAAAAATATAATGCTAATACCATGCGGACAGTGCATTGGATGCAGAATCAGACAAAGAGAGGACTGGACAACACGAATAGAATTAGAAGCACGAGACTATCCAAGAGAAGAAGTATGGTTTATAACGTTGACTTATGATGAAGACCACGTACCGGGCATGATAGTAAACACAGGCGAAATCATGCGAAAAGTACAATACGTCTGGAAGCCGGGAGAGAAGCGCCCTGAAAGCGTCCAAACGTTGCTATACACTGACGTTCAAAAATTCTTAAAACGCCTCAGAAAGGCTTATAGGGGCAAATTACGCTATTTTGTAGCAGGAGAATACGGAGAACAGACGGCAAGGCCACATTATCATATGATTCTATACGGGTGGCGACCAACAGACCTAGAGCACCTATACAAAATACAGCACAACGGATATTTCACAAGTAAATGGCTGGAAAGCCTATGGGGCATGGGTCAAATACAGATAGCACAAGCAGTGCCAGAGACATATAGATACGTTGCAGGGTACGTAACAAAAAAAATGTACGAGATAGACGGTAAAAAAGCAAATACGTACTACGAACTAGGGCAACAAAAACCTTTTGCGTGTATGAGCCTTAAGCCAGGTCTAGGAGACCACTACTATCAAAAACACAAAGCAGAGATCTGGAAGCAAGGGTATATCCAATGCACAAACGGAAAACACGCACAGATTCCACGCTATTATGAAAAAATGATGGAAGCCGAAAACCCACAAAGATTGTGGAGAATTAAACAGAACAGACAAACAAGAGCAATCGCAGAAAACCGGCTTAAATATGAAAAAGCAGACTTTGCAGAACAATGTAAAACGAAAGAGAGAGTGATTAAGAAGCAAATGAAGAAGAGAGGGACACTATAACAGTGTCATGGTGTCACCTAGCCCAGTACCTATCAAGTAAGGTACTGGGCTTTTATCGTCTAAAGACTCCATGTATCAATCTATTCAGTGATTCAAAGGGGTTGACTTAAAAGTCAACCCCTTGCGTCACGCCCCAATCTTGGGGCTGCCGCTTTGCGCGCGCGCGCACACGCGCGCAAACGCGCGCGTGCACGCACGCGTATATATTAAATTAACTTGTTGTAGACGTAGTAGTAGAGATAGTGGAAAAGTTGAAAAGCACTAAAATTTAACGTTAAAACGTAAATAAAAAGCAAAAAACACTGTTGAAAGATTTGTTGAAAACTTGTTGAATTGTTGAAAGTTCGTCAAAATGACAAAAATCATTGTGCAACATTTTGTTGAAAACCTGTTGAAAGTGTTGAAAGTGTTGAAAACGCGCACAGCGCTAAAAAGGAATGGATTTAGCCGAGCTCCGCATACGCTACGCACGGCAAGGCGCTAAAGCGCTTTCAAAACAAAGGAGCAAAACCGAGTTACTAATATATCAATTAAAATTCTAAAAAAGCTTTAAATCTT